CTTGCAGACTTCCAAGCAGGTAAAACAATTTAAGGAGTAGCATCATCGACCCGATTACAATCCTAGCGGCACTTGGCCCTGTAGCAGTAGACTTAGGCAAATCCCTCATCAATCGCTTTATTGCGCCTGACCAATTCAAGCCGGCAACCATTGAGCAATACGCTCAGATGAAGCAAATAGATTTAGAGTTCTTTAAGGTGATGAACGAAGCTGGTGGCGGCAATCCTAGCTATCCGTGGGTAGAAGCTATTATCCGTTTAATGCGCCCTACAATTGGCATCTTGGTATTGGGAACGTGGGCTTATCTAGCTTTGGCTGGCGATGGTGAGGTAAACGAACAAGTATCTAACTTTGCCTCTGTTGTAGGCTTTTACTTGTTTGGTGAGCGCAGTTTATTTTATGTTAAGAATAAGAAATAGGGGCAGATATGGCTGATGTAAGTAAACTAATAAAAGCGCTGAAAGACACAGCGGTTGCACAGTATGGCAAAGGTGCGCCTTATCGTGAAGCATTGGCATCTGCTATTCGTGGTGATATGTCAGGCGTCAATCAAGCGTTATCACAATCAGAATTGACTCCTGCTGACTTTGCTGGCTTTGTTGGTGGTATTAAAGGTGTTGGTAAAGCACCAATGGCAGAACTTAATACATTAAACCCTACTGGCGGCTTGTACGTTGACTACACGCCTCATATAAGAGCTTCTCAGCCTCTTGGTAAAAACATGGTTTCAATTGATAAGACTATGGGTGGAAGTCCTGATGACATTATAACCATTTACAGAGGTGCGCCAAAAAATCAAAAATCTATTGTTCCTGGCGATTTTATTTCTGATATGCATGAAGTAGCAAAATCTTATACAGGCGATAATAATGTTCTTGCACTTAAAGTAAGAAAAGGCGATGTGTTAGATAACATAAATGAGCCATTAGGGAATGAGTATTTATACAGACCTAATGCAGATAAAAAATAATACTTTTCACTATTAGCAATACATGATTGTCCCGATGCGTCAAAACTGCATTTCTGTTAATATGTAATACATTCAATGCAAAAAAGTTTGTGTTGAATATTTTGCGTTTTATTACAAGCTACGCATTTTGCATAGCATAAACTAAGGACTAAATCATGTGGAAAAAGCCTGTAGCAACTGAAATTCGTTTAGGTATGGAAATCACAGCATACGTAATGAATCGTTAATCTTTACTGGCGGTTAAGCCGACAACAGAGGATATAGCAAGTAACGAGTTTTTCGGCTTTCTGCGTTACATGTAACAGCTATCAAATCTGCGCCAACTTTGTATAGACATAAACCAGCGTCAATGCAGTACAGAAACCTAATGCAAAGGCGCTGGCGTAACAAATAACGTAACTTAAAATAACATCAATCATTGTAGTCGTAATGCTCCCCTGTTGGTCCGTTAGCTCCCACTATATCCTGTCTTTTTTCTGATTGCTCATCACCCCATTGCGCTTTATTAACCGCTTCTCTTGCATCTCTGTTACGTTCAGCTTTCACAAAGTGAGTCACCATCCAAGCATAGCTGCCTAAATTAAGCCACATCTCTTGCGGCAAATCCAATCCCAATTCTAAAGCAATATTTTTACCTATTGTCTTGTAATACTTATCTTCTAATTGTTCCATTTAGCCTCCGTAATAATCAAGCAATACTTTACAAGCTTTAATGTTTTTCTTATACATTTTAACATCTTCGGGATGCTTAAACTTTGGCAGCGCTTCTTGGCTTTCTTTTAATTCTCGCTTTAAAAGACCAACAAAAATATTAGCCATTAAGTCTAGCACTAGCTCATTATCATCAGTATCAAATATTAACTTCATTTTAGCTCCGTAGAAGCGTGTTTTACGAAGTTATTTGGGTGCAGACGATACTTACTATCTAATTCAAATTTTATGCGTTCTACGTGCGTGTAGCGTTCGTTTAAAGCATCTTCTGAAGGTGGTTTCAAAGCAATAAAGCAATCAAATAATGCAATTGGTTCACTAAATGTTGAATACATCATAATCTCCTAAAAATTGGTGGGCTACTAACGCTGGGTTGATAGATTTTTGCACAATATATCGTGGCCTAACTGTCGACGGTCAGACAAATTAGCGCTTTCGCCCGTAAACTAAAATGGAATATCTGAGTCTACGTCAGACAAATCCTTTGCATCTGTTGTTTTTGGCACAAATGTATCAGCAGACGCTTTCCAGCTAACGGTATCACCTTTGCCGTAGTCTACATTCCATCCAGCTAGTTGCATCTTGCCACCGGCAGCAATGATTGCGTCTAGTGTATCTGTGCTTAGTGTTAAGTTAATTCTAACGTCTGGTGATTTGTCTGAAGTCTTTTTAACTTTGTTAGTAAAACCGCTATCTAAATATACTTTTTTCTCAGCCATGATTATGCCTTTTTAAATGTGCTACGTGTTTTAGAATCAAGCAATGACCATAATGCAGTCTTTTGCTCGTTATCAAGCGATGCCCAAATTTCTTTGGCTGCTTCCATTTTGCTATCTTTTACATAGTTTGTAAATGACGTTGCTAGTTCATGCAATATATCCATGTCCTCTTTGCTAAAGCCATCTAATGCTCCAGCGTTTGGTGTTACAGCTTCAGGCTTTTTTACAGGATTTCCTGTATCCGTTCCTGTAGTTGCATCCAATACATCATGCTCTACAATTTCCATAGCTGTTACCCATAAATATCTACGTTGATATGTTTCTACTGCACCTACGTTTTGTACCTCATGACAACCTTTTAATGCTGCGCTACCCATAGGACTTGTAATAACAATGCTATCAGTTCCATCTGTAATGGTAAGCGTTGCAAGTTCTGCTGTATAAGATACAACACCACATAAACCTAGTTCATTAAAAATGTTTTGTACTGTAGGCAAAAAATCACCAAGTTCAAAATATTTATAACCAGCAAATTTATTGTGACCCGACTTTTCAAGCTTGCTATTTTGTAGCTTTAACCTAGCAGCCATTAACTTCATATATACATTACTCATAACAATACTCCCCATAAAGTTCTAAAGCTTTCTTACGATAAGCATAATCTGCTTCTTCAATTGTGTCAAACGAACCTATTACTATTTGTTTTTTATCTTTGCAAATTAAAGCTTGATACTTTTTACCATGCTTTCTAACTCCTTTTACGCCAAGCAAATTTCTATTTAATGCAGGTCTGTTTGAATTTTGTTGTGATTGCGTAGCTTCTCTTAAATTAGAAATAGTATTGTTTAGTTTATTGTTGTCAATATGGTCTATTTGTTTTGAAGGCCAAACTCCATAAACATAAAACCAAGCTAAACGATGCGCTCTATAAGATTTTTGATTTAATTTAATTATTCTGTAACCGTCTTTATCAACATATCCAGCAGTATTACCTAGTTTTAACCAGATAAACATTCCTGTATCTTTGTAATAAAGCAATTGAGATTTTAATTCTGCTTGTGTAAGCATGATAGTTCCCTTTTAACATTGAGTGAGTGTGTCGGCTATTAAATGAAAAGGGCATTTAATACTTACCTGCTCTCCAGCAACCGACACTTTACATTATACACAAATTTAAGAAAAAGTCAAGAAGTTTTTAGTTTGACCATGCAATCTCATTAACGCTTCGTAATATTCTTGACTCATTGTATATCTTCAAAACGGTCACGAATAATCAATTTAAGCGTTTCTACACCTTCTAACGCATGGATAAGCGGCAATACATCGTTACCCATCCACATAATCTTGTTAATGTTAATCTCTACGTATTCTGATTCTAAATCGCCAAAAAATACTGCGCTAATGTCCAGGTCGTACTCTACTGTTATCTCTACTCCGTTTACTGTTAGATTTGTAATCATTTCCATGCCTCCAAAATTATCCAAACATTTCCGTGTTTAACTGCGTTTAATTTACCGTTGTTGCATAAATATCTAACCCACCTACCTGACTTGCCCATCTGTGCTGCTATTTCTTCTACTGTAAACATTTAACCTCCGTTCCAAGATTGGAATTATACATCATTCTTCCATCTCTGCAAAGTGATTTTCACCACAACAGCTTAACCAATCACCTTTAGGCTCGCCACAATATACACAACCTATGTATGTATCCTTCTCAATTTCTAAAATCTGTAGCTCTGACATAACTTGCGCTTCAAACATTGCCTGGCACACGCTCAACCTCCTTAAGTGTTTCAATTAATCCATGTATAATTTCCCATGACTTTTTATATTCTTTAGCTGCAATTTCATCTGTTTCATTACAAAAAGCCCGAATTAAACATTGTTTAATAAATTCTAAATCTTTTATCATTATTCGCCCCTTTCTTCTACAATTTTGCTAGTAGCATCATACATAGCAATCATAAGTGATTTAGTAAACAACAGTATGTCTGCATCTGCTTTATCTTTATCATCTTGCTTATAAGCGTGCATTCTAGTTACGTATGCTTTAAACATGGCACGTAGTGTTGTTTGCGTTACGTCAAAATCAACGTATTCGTCTGCTAACAGCTCCCAAACAAAATCTTTATTGTCTGCTGCTTCTTCAATCTTGTCTTCAATGTATTCGTCTTGTATTGTATAGTCCACTTTAGCCTCGTATGGGTTATTAAGATAGTATTCGTAATGGTCACTCATTTCCATCCCTTCCATTCTGCGATAGCGCCTAAAATTGCAAATATGGCACAAACTGTTGCGCCACCTAAACATAAAATTAACAAGTTATCTAACATTTTGTATCTCCGTTTGCGTTGTTGATGTGTTCATTATATTCCGTTCTTGGAAGCTGTCAACATTTATTTGCATTTATTTTTAAATTGATTATGCAAAGTTCATAAGTAAAATAAATTATGCATTAGTTTATTTTTATGCGTTAATGTAAACCATTAGTTTAGATGTAGAGATATGTCTTGACTTTTGACGCTAAATGTGGTAGTATTACGATAACGAATGAAAGTTCGTATGTCGCTTGCAGGCGATTATTTAGAGTAGCCATTAGTCAAAGCCCTGCTTCCTACTCGGAAGTCCTGCAACCAGCCTTAAAAAGCTGGAGGGTTTTGTCTAGTGGCTTTTTTTATGGATAAAAGATATGCACTACTATCAATTTAACATTGGCGATTACGCTAGTCACACAAAACATTTAAGCCTTATAGAGGATATTTGTTATCGTAGAGCTTTAGATTATTATTACTTGCACGAAAAACCTTTAACTAATGATATTGCAAAACTATCCAGGCTTTTAATGGTAAGTGAATATCAATCTGAACTAATGACAATATTAGATGAATTTTTTGTTTGTGTTGCTGAAGGATACATAAATCCTCGTGCAGATAAAGAAATTAAACAATATCAAGAGTTTAGCGATGCTGGGAAGCGTGGGGCAGCTAAGAGGTGGTCTAAGGATGGTGATAGCCCCCCTAAAGCCCCCCTAACAGGTGGTGTATCAGGGGCTAATGCTAAACAAGAAACACTAAACATAAAACATAAAACAGTTATTAGCGATGATTTTAAAGTTAGCGATTATGTAAAATTTTGGGCTTTAAAAAATAAATATCAATTAAAAATGATAGAAAAGCATAAAGATTATTTTGTAGCTGCTTGCAAATCTAATTCTTACGAAAAAGAAAATTGGGATGATTTTTTTATTAAAGCTATTATTGATAACTGGATGAAAGCACCAAACCCTAAAGGCGGTTTAGTAACATGATAATTAACCCTAGAAGTTTACTTACAGAAATAGATGCACTATACGATGGAGGCATTGCACGTGGACACACAACTGGTTGGGCTAATGTGGACGAGTTTTTTACTGTTAAGCACGGTGAGTTTACTGTTATTACTGGTATGCCTAGTCACGGAAAGAGTGAGTGGCTGGATGCTCTGTGCGTTAATCTCGCCATACATCACAATTACCGTATTGCTATGTTTTCTCCTGAAAATCATCCATTAGAGATGCACGCTAAAAAGATTATTGAAAAATATGCTGCAAAGCCGTTTTTTGGTAACAATCGCATGAAGCAAGATGAAATGTACGATGCGTTAGATAGGATGAACAAAAACTTTTCATTTATTAAGCCAATTGAAACTGAGTTTACGCCTATGCACATTATTAACGAGGCATTGCCGTGGCTTGACCAATCATTGACGCAGCCAAGAGCATTGGTAATTGACCCTTGGAATGAGATGGACCATTACAGGCCACCAGGACTAAGCGAAACAGAATACATTAGCCGTATCTTGACTGAACTGCGTAGAGCTGCAAGAGAATACAAGTGCCATCTATTTCTAGTAGCTCATCCATCTAAAATGGCTAAAGACAAGGATGGGAATTATCCTGTGCCAAGACCTTACGACATCTCCGGCAGCGCTCATTGGTATAATAAAGCTGACAATTGTATTGCTATTTGGCGTGACGTAGCGAATAATCCACAGGAAACACAGGTACACATACAGAAGGTTCGATTTAACAGCACAGGGAAGCCTGGCATGGCTGAGTTGCTATACGATTACAACAAGGCTACATACATACATGAGCAAGCACATTACAGGAGTTTGTGATGAAGTGGGTATTACTAGATGACGAAGGCCAGCCTATCAGATACTTTGACCATCCTGCTGAAGGCACTATTGAGATTGTAGAGCCTAAGTATGTTGTTGATTGGAATAATTACGAGGAGTGTTTACTATGAATTTTACTGACACAGAATTTTATAAACAGTTTGGTGATGCTGAGTGGAAAGTAACTACAGTCGATGGTAAGATATATAAAAGCGATGGATGGCTTTTAAGTTACGATGATATACAATACGAACAGGTAACGCCACATACGCATAAAACAACGGAGGTGAAACGTGGACGCAAATGAGTTATATTACAAGCTAACGCAAGCAGGTGATGATTGGGCTGATAAGCAAGCAGCCTACAATGTGCTAGATGATACTAAAAATGCAGTATTGGCCCAGCTAACATTAAAATCAAAGGCTACAAGCGTTGCTGCAAGAGAAATAGAAGCAAAGGCATCAAAAGAATATACAGAACACGTAAAGCACACTCAAGATGCTATGAAAGCTGCATTAAAAGCAAAAGTAAATTACGAGTCCATTAAAATTTGGATTGAACTTAAACGTAGCGAAGAAGCTACACGTAGAGCGGAGATGAAATTATGAGAAAAGAAAACTCACACAACAAAAAGATTAAAGAAGTAGTAGCTTTTAACCATGCAATAGCGTTTCAGCATATTATTGATGGCCCTAAAAGCGTAGAAGAATTAGCCAAAGCTATGTTCATGACTGAAATATCAGCATGGGATTATCTTGTATGGCTTGAAAGAAGTGGCTTTGCAACTGTGACTAAAGCTAAAAGGATTCGATTGGTTAAAGTTTATTCAGCAGCCAACATTGACAAATACAAATGGCCTAAAGCGTACACAGAGTCTAAAGACCCACAGCGTGATTACTTTGACAAGGTAGTTTATCCCGATTTACATAAAGAATTACGGGATGCAATCTTTGAGGGTCGTATTAGCGCAGACGTGGTTAAGGTTTACAATAGAGCAGCTACAGAGCGCTGGGCGTTAAACTATAAGGCTGATTATCATGGTGGCTTTCAATCTACAATGAATGGCGAGTATTTTGTATGATGAGAAATCCTTTAGCAGTTCATATTGATTTTAAAGACATCAATGGATTGTTAGAAAAACGGCTGCCGTCAAATATTGACATGATAATGGAACGGCATGGTTATTTCTTAATTGGCGAATGGAAGCGTGAAAACGAAAAAATTAGCTTAGGCCAACAAATACTATTAAAGCAATTGGCAAAAGTAGATAAATTTACAGTATTAATTATTGTAGGCGATACTGATAATGGAATGAACATAATCAAACTATGGCAATTATGTCGTGATGAAACTTGGTGCTTGGTAGGAAACTCTACACAAGATTTTAAAAACTACTTAGTGCAATGGGATAATAGTGTCTAAAAAACAAGAGAAAGCTTACTATGCTAAACTGTCTGAACTTGGCTGTATTGTGTGTCACAATTTGGGTTATGGTTATTCTGCACCACACATTCATCACATACGTCATGGAGCAGGAATGGGGCAAAAAAGCCCTTGGCAGGATGCTATCCCTTTATGTCCTAACCATCATACTAACGGTGGCTACTCTATTGCGCTGCATGCTGGCATAAAGATATGGGAAAGCAATTTTGGTACAGAAGAAAGTTTGCGTGACCAAGTATGGAAGATGCTAAATGAAACCTGAACAAGAGATACAGTATTGGAAAGAGAAGTATTTTCATCAGCAAGCACAGTTCTTATCATTGCGTGAGCTGTACAATAAAACTATTCGTGAGTATGACCAA